GTTGAGATTACAGACAAATATCTCGGCAAGGGTAAGAAGGTGTCTGAAATGACTCGTGACCAGGTCGAGCAGCTTGTCCTAATTGTTGACGAGCTAACGGAAGCTGTTGGCAATGGTATCTAATTATCGCTATAATATTCCTGGTATGTTCACTGGGATTGAAGAGTGTAAAGATATAACTGCTCTCAAAGACTTCGCGGCCGAGCGTAATCTTTCTTATAATGGACAACTTACTTCTATTATGGGAGGGACTACATACAGATTTGTGTCTGAAAAGTGGCCTGTGCTTGAAGTTACAGTACACCTTCCTCAATAACAAAAGGGGTAGGGTCAATAAAAAAGACTCTACCCCTAATTTTTTTCTTGACAATTGCACCAATTTTTTGGTATAATATAAGTAAAGAAACAGAGAGTGCTTCGCGGAGAGCTGTCCGAATTGGTGAAGGAGCACGCCTGGAAAGCGTGTAGACGTTTATAGCGTCTTCGGGGTTCGAGTCCCCGGCTTTCCGCCAAGCACTCTTGTTATAATATGGAGAGTTGGCCGAGTAGGTTGAAGGCGTCCGCCTGCTAAGCGGATAATCTTGAAAGAGATTCGGGGGTTCAAATCCCCCACTCTCCGCCAGATATGGAGTAGACAACCTGTGGAGATGCAGGGGGTGCCTCGAAAGCACATCGTGCCTAGGAATAGGCATTCGGAGCGTAACCGAGTTACTCCGCCAAATTTTCTGTGCCAGCGTTTCAGCTGGCATTTTTTTTATCTCTTGACAAACTTCTAAAAATATGTTATAATATATAAAGAAGAAAAAATCTGGAAGGAGGTCATCAATTGGCGCATCCAGTTACTTGTTATTATTGTGGGGAAAGATTTGATAGAGACAAGGAAGAAGCTATTCAAGTTAATTCCCGCAGATGGGCGCATAAAAAGTGTGCTCAAGAAAACACAATAGATTATCGACAACTAATTTTTGATTTGATGAAGAGTGTGTTGAAAGAGAAATACTCTTATTTCAAAATCAATCAGCAGATAGCAACATTCCAAAGAGATTCAGGATATACATTAGAGAATATCTATGGTACTTTAGACTATTGGTATAATGTCAAAAAGAGTGGCACAGAAAAAGCTAATGGAGGAATAGGCATAGTTCCATATGTTTATGCTGAATATTTAGGTTGGAAAAAGAAACAAGAAGCTATCAAACAATCTAATGTTGGAAAAAAGATTAGTGATTTCGTTGGAGAACAACCGAGGGTAATAGAAGGAAAGGCAATTCCTATCAAAAAGCCGCGCCACGTGCGTTTTTATGAATTGCAATAGGAAAGGAGATAATTTTGAACGAATTGAAATATTCCGACACTATTGCAAGTCTTCAAGTTCTCGGTTGTATAATGAACGATTTGTCTCTATTGGATAACGAAGGAGTTTATTTTCTAACGCCTGCTGACTTTCCAAAAGGTTTCCATCAGACAATTTTTTCTGCTTTAGCTAATTTGCGAGTTATGGGTACTCAAAGGATAGATGTAGCTACTATTGAAGCATATCTACAAGATAAGGCTGTATCTTATGCAGAATATAAGGCAAATGATGGTGCTCGTTTCATCACAAGTTGTATGTCAGAAGCAGATAGAAGCAACTTCAATTATTATTATACAACAGTAAAAAAGTTTACTTTGTTGAGAGAATATAATAAAGCTGGATTAGATGTTTCTTGGATTTTCGACCCAGATGAACTCGATGTTGCCAAGAGAGAAAAGAAAAAGGAATATTTTGAGAGTCTGTCTGTTGATGAAATAGCAAATATTATTGACAATAAGATTCTTGAAATTAGGGAAACATACGTTGATAATACTTTGGATGAAACAATGTCTGCGGGAGCTGGCATCGAAGAGCTGTTCCAAAGTCTCCAAGAGACACCAGATGTTGGTCAGCCGATGTATGGTGATATGATAAACACCATTACCAGAGGAATGCGTTTAGGCAAGTTTTATCTGCGGTCTGCGGCAACCGGTGTCGGTAAAACTCGTACAATGGTAGCTGATTTTTGTAATTGTGGATGTAGTAAGATTTGGAAAGATGGCGCTTGGCAAGATAATGGCTTAGCTTTCCCCTCATTTTTTATCAGCACAGAGCTTGAGCTTGAAGAACTTCAAACTATGATGGTAGCTTTTATCGCAGACATAAACGAAGAGAACATTTTGAATAATATTATGAGTTTTGAAGAGAGAGAACGAGCGCAACAGGCAATCCAGATTATCAAAGAGTCTCCTTTATACGTAGAGGTGTTACCAGATTTTAGTTTGAAAGATATAGAAAATTCAATCAAGAGAAGTATTCGTTTATATCAAGTTCAATATATCTTTTTGGATTATATTCATACTTCAATGAAGATTCTTGAAGAGATTACTCGTCGTTCTGGCGGAGTAAAACTTCGTGAAGATAACATTCTATTTCTTTTGAGTGTAAAACTAAAAGAAATAGCAACTCAGTTCAATGTATTTATTTTGAGTTCAACTCAGCTCAATGGTAAGATATTCAATTGCCAATAACTTCTTATCCCGCGCCTCTGCGGGGGTAAATTATTTGGGCCAAACTAAATAATTTGCTAACGGGGAAACCTAAATATATTAGATACAGATTGGAAAATTTGATATACAAGGCAATCCCGTGCGATGCAAATTCAGGAGGTTCAAATGATTGGTATTTATAAAATTACAAATATGGTAAATGGAAAAAGTTATATAGGACAGTCTCGTAACATTGAAAAAAGATGGCGAGAACATAGAAGTTCAACAGATGATGCAGCGATTCATAGAGCGTTTAGAAAATATGGAATTGCTAATTTCACTTTTGAAGTTTTAGAAGAGTGTTCCGCAGAAGAGTTAGACCAAAAAGAGATAGAATATATTGCAAAATATAATTCTTATAAAAATGGATATAACTCAACTTTAGGCGGACAGAAAAACTTTGTAGGTCCCGCGAGAGAAAAACACAGTCAAGCAAAGTTATTGCAACAGGAAGTAGATAAAATTTATGAATTGTTGCAATCTGGAAAAACTGTTGGCGAAGTTACAAAACTTTTTCCACAAATAAGTAAAAGCACCATTTCAATGATAAATCAAGGACATATTTGGAAAAAAGAAGGATATACATATCCACTCTCCAATCAAACAGTAGGTTCTATTGGGAGTAAAAATCCAAGAGCCTTGATAGATGAAGAAACGGTAATGGAAATGCGGACTTACTATATGTCGCATTCCTTCAAAGAAACAAAAGATAAATACCAACATTTGAAACCATCAACAGTAAGAGCTGTAGTTTATGGAGAAAGTTGGAAAAATCTCCCAATCTATAGTAAAAAGAAGAAAGCCTGGATTTGAGCCGTGTATCGACTATCCCCTAAGTCTGAAATAAGCTGGGGAGTAGGGGTGCTACAAAGAGATGCACCGACATTTTAGGAAACGAAGTGTCTGAAAACCGAAATAGAAGTTCCGCAGAAGTTTTACTTTTGCGGTAAGAGATAGTCAGTTCTATATAGAAATATATAGAGTAAACGGATTGGAAAACAGAAGATATTCCAGACCAGAATATGTTGCGAGGAGCAAAAGCTATCGCAGATAAAATTGACTTAGGTATGATTCTATTGGATGTAACCGAAGAAGATAAAGAACATTTGATGGGTATTTTGAACGAAGGTGCGCAGAAGATTCCAAATGTAAAACTATCTGTATACAAGAATCGTCGTGGAGCTTATAACAAATGTTATCTTTGGATGTATGCGGACAAGGCAACTTGTCGTTTTGAAGGATTGTTTTGCACAGATTATAATTATGAGCTACAATATATTGATAGAACTATTATTCCAATGAGAGTTTAGTAAGGGGGTGGAGGATGGCATATTCAAAAGAAGATGTAAAAGAGTTGATAGGTATGGAAGATGTATATAATCTATTAGAGTATCTTGATGCTGAGCCGCAAATGTTCTCCACCCATATTGTAGCTAAGACAATCTGTCACGGAGGGCATACTCATAAGCTATACTACTATGAGAATACTGCACTTTTTAGATGCTATTCTGGAGAATGTGATACATTTGATATATTTGAATTGATTCAAAAGGTCCAGATAGCAGAAAATTTAGACCAAGCTATCTATTTTATTGTCAATTTCTTCAATCTTCAAGGACAAGTAGATAGTGGTAATGATTTTGACATAGAAGACTTCAAGATTTTTGACAGATTGAAGAAACTTCTCAATATAAAATCTTATCGCACAGACGAAATTGAGCTAAAAGAGATTCCAAACTATATACAATATTATCCACAGCCAGAAATTGTGCCGTGGACAGAAGAAGGAATCTCAAAAGAGGTCTGTGATTATATGGGAATTAGATATAATCCAGTCGATGGGTCTATTCTAATACCTCATTATGATAAAAATAATAGGTTAGTTGGAATTAGACAAAGAACTTTGGTAAAAGAAGATGAAAAGTATGGCAAATATCGCCCTGCGAGACTCCAAGGTCAATTGTGTAATCATCCATTGGCCTTCAATCTTTATGGTATAGGGCAAGCAAAAGAAAATATTGAAAAAATGGGCACCGCAATTGTGGTGGAAAGTGAAAAATCAGTCCTTCAATATATGTCTTATTTTGGAACTAAATCAAATATATGCGTCGCTGCTTGCGGTAGTTCCTTGTCTCAATATCAATTCCAGATGCTATTGGATTGTGGAGTAAAAGAAGTTGTTTTAGGACTTGACAAAGACTTTCAAGAGTTATATACTGAAGAATATGACCAAACAGTAAGAAAGATTGACAGATTATATAAGAAATTTTATAATCGTGTATCAATCAGCGTGCTATTTGATAAATATAATTTACTTGGATATAAAAATTCTCCATTAGACTGTGGAAAAGAGGTGTTTTTATATCTATGGCGCCACAGAATTATTTCTTAGCTTATAGAAAAAAGCATCCACGTTGTCGTTATTGTATATTTAGGCGGCGTGTGACAGCTCCATTGGAATTTGGTGGCAGAGGATATAATGAATGTATATTGAAAGATAAACCATTGAGAACTTATTACCTTTCTCCTTTCTTAGAGTTGCAGGGTGTATTTTGTAAATGGTTTCAACCAAGGGAGGTAGAATGATATATAAACTTTTTACAGAAGCACCTTCTGAACTTCATCCAATAGAACAAATATTACAGAATAGAAAGGTAGACGATTTAGAGAAGTGGTTAAACCCATCTGAAAAGTTTTTCTATTCTCCAAATCTTTTAGGTAAAGATAAAATCAATGCAGGTATCGAGATGTTGTCTGCGGCATTAGCTAACAAGAGAAAGATTTACGTAGTAGTAGACTGCGACGTAGATGGCTTTACATCTGCGGCGATTCTCTTGAACTTCTTATATGAAAATTATCCAGACAACACAGAATATATCTCATATGGACTCCATTCTGGTAAACAGCACGGACTAAGTGATATGATGGATAATATTCCAGATGACTGTCTCCTTATTGTTCCGGACGCTGGTACTAACGATGTAGAACAAATGTTAGCACTTGTAGTAAGAGGATGCGATGTTCTATGCTTGGATCACCACGAAGCAGATAATTATGTAAAGGACAATCCAAATGTGGTGATTATCAATAACCAAATCTGTGATTATCCAAATAAAAATCTAAGTGGAGCTGGCATTGTTTGGCAATTTTTACGTGCATATAGCAGCGAGAAGAATATCGGCAGACCAAACGATTATATAGATTTGGTTGCTCTTGGTGTTCTTAGCGATATGATGGATTATCGTTCTCTTGAAACCAGAGCTGTTATTGATGCAGGACTAAAGAATATCACGAATCCTTTCTTCTACTCTATGACAATCAAAAATGAGTTTAGCATTGACAAGATGGGCGGCATCAACTATATGTCCATCGCTTTCTATGTAACTCCTTTCATCAATGCTGTCATTCGTTCTGGCACTGCTGACGAAAAAGAGCTTGTTTTCAAGTCGATGCTACAGCAATACGCTTTTGAACGTATCCCCAGTGGTAAGAGAGGACACAAGGGTGAAGAGGTCCCTCTTGTAGAAGAAGCTGTACGGATCGCTGCCAACGTAAAGAATCGCCAGACAAAGCTACAAGATGAAACAATGGCTCTACTTGAATCGCGCATCCAAGAGCAACATCTATTAGATAACGGAATTATCATTCTATGTTGTGAGCCAGGCGAAGTAGAAAAGAATCTCGCTGGATTAGTTGCCAACAAGATTCAGGCAAAATATCAGCATCCTTGTTATGTTCTGACCAAGAGTAAGAATCAAGATGATAAAGAATATTTCTGGCGAGGTAGCGGCCGCAATTACTCTATGTCTGAAAATCAAGACTTGCGGCAACTCGCTCTTGATACGGAACTCCCAGAATATGTAATGGGTCGATAGTAGTGGCCCTTAGAACCTTTACCGTTTATCAGCGGGGTAAATTATTTCGTGTCCTAAAAGGGACATTTTGAATAATTTGCTAACGGGGAAACCTAATTATATTAGAGATATATATGGCAATCCCGTGGGAAGGTTATTACAATGAAAAAGTCTATTTATAAAATTACAAATAAGCTAAATAATAGAATCTATATCGGGCAATCTAATGACCCGATGCGCAGATTTTCTGAACATTGTCACAAGAGTGAAAATTATACTTCACTAATCAATGAAGCAATTCAGAAATACGGAGTAGAAAATTTCTGTTTTGAAGTAATAGAATCTGATATTGAAAACTACAATGAACGTGAAAAATATTGGATAAAATATTACAATAGTTTAGCTCCAAATGGATATAATATTGCAGAAGGCGGTGAAGAACCTCCTCGCATAGCGCACACAGAGCATCACTGGACTACTCATAATGAGGATACAGTGAAAGAAGTCAAACGACTTTTGCGAGAAACGACTTTGAGCCCGAGCGAGATTGGTGAACGCACTGGGTATAATCCAAGTGCAGTCAACCGCATCAATTTGGGAAAAATTTGGAATGACCCAAATGAAATATATCCTATCAGAGTTCTTTTTGACAGCGATATGGCTCAAAAAGAACGATGGGAACAAATTGTAGAATTACTTCAAACCACAGACTTTACTCAAAAAGAAATAGCAACTCTTTGTGGAGTCAAACGGTCTGCGGTGACGATGATAAACAATGGAAGAAATGGCCGGAGATGGAATGATGGAAGTATTACATATCCTATCCGCTCTGGTCGTCATTGTAGTAACAACCTGTAGAGACTATCCCGGGTTAGACTGGGAGTACAGCTACTATTGATACGTAGTTGGAAATGGGTTCCCTCTTATTAGAGGTAAAAGATAGTCCAACCTCTTTGGAAACAAAGAGACACTTGCACGCTAACGCACACGGTTTTTCAATCGCAGATTCTAAACTTGAATCATTTATTGAAAAGACCAATGAGTTTTATAAGGACATTCCTCAAGAACCTGTCTATTGGGTTGATTATAGTTGGCTAATGGACCAAGTAAATAGCAAGGTTATTCTTGATATTGCGGATGCGAAGTCTTGTTGGGGCCAGGGGATTCCAGAGCCATACGTTGCTATCCATGATATTCCTCTTAGTTCTTGTAATATTCAATTACTAAGTCCTGATAAGCACCCAACTCTAAAGATTCATCTACCTAATGGAATTGACGTGATGAAATTCAAATCTTCTGAAGAAGAGTTTGAAGAGTTTATTAGACCTAATCAACATATTACTGCGGTTTGTCGTTGTAATAAGAATGAATGGAATGGCCGAGTCACGCCGCAACTAATTATTGAGGACTTTGGACTTGAAGAGAAGTGGGTCTTTTAGTATTATTGGCTGTCAGTCTTACAAAAAGGCTTGACAGCCATTTTTTTATATGGTATAATATATATAAGATAAGAAAAGGAATGGGAGGTCTGAATGGCGCGTTTTGAAATGCACAGTCATACGGATATGTCAAATATACGATTGATTGATAGTATCAATACTGTGGACTCTCTCGTGGATTATGCTATCGAAATTGGTCTTGAAGGTATTTGTCTAACTGACCACGAAGCATTGGGTAATTGGGTAAAGCTTGACCAGAAGCGTCAGAAGGTTCAGCAAGACCACCCAGATTTCAAGATTGGTTATGGTAATGAGATTTATCTTGTAGATGAACGAGTTCCTAATCAGAAGTATTTTCACTTTATCTTGATTGCGAAAGATAAAATTGGCGCGAAGATGTTGCGGAAACTATCGTCTAATTCTTGGATGAATAATTATACCGACCGAGGAATGGAGCGAGTTCCTACCACAAAGAGTGAAGTAGAGGCTTGTATCAAGGAATTTGGTTCTGGTCATCTTATCGCGTCTTCAGCTTGTCTTGGTTCAGAATTGGACTTTTGTATTCTGGAAATGGATAAAGCTGAACGTATGAAAGATTATCGTAGTAAAGATGAATATTATAATCGTATCATTGAATTTGTGACTTGGTGTAAAGTCTGGTTCAAGGACGATTATTATTTTGAAGTGCAGCCAGCTCAAAGTCGGGAGCAGATGATTGTCAATAAGAGAATGGCGGCTCTTTCAAATTATTTTGGTGTGAAGATTGTTGTAACGACAGACGCTCATTATCTGAAATTAGAGGACCGAGAGGTCCATAAGGCTTTTCTCAATTCTAAAGAGGGAGAGCGAGAAGTTGATGAGTTTTATGCTTATGCGTATCTTCAGACAACAGAAGAAGTAATCAAGAATCTTGAAGGAACTGGACTTGATTATAAGGAACTGGAAGCCAATACGATTGAAGTAAAGAACAAGATAGCAGATTTTGGTTTTCAGCATAAGCAGCAGGTTCCGCAGGTGGAAGTTCCAGAATATCCAATGGAAGAAGAAGGTCATCATTTCTTTGATGTAGACAAGTATCCGACATTGGATAAGCTGATGCATTCACAAAATCCGCAGGAAAGATATTGGATAAATTATTGTGTGAATGCGTTGAAGGAAAAGAATCTTTGGAATGATGTTTATTTAGCTCGACTTGAAGAAGAAGCGGATATTCAAGTTGTCATTGGTGAGAAACTTGAAACGTGTATGTTCGCATACCCGATTTTTCTTCAGCATTATATTGATTCTTTCTGGGAACTTGGTTCAACCGTAGGCGCGGGACGAGGTTCAGCTTGTTCAGGATTGAATCACTATCTCTTGGGAATCACACAGCTTGACCCAATTAAGTGGAATCTTCCTTATTGGCGTTATAGTAATAAAGAACGAATTGAGCTTGGTGATATTGATATTGATATTTGTCCTTCCAAGAGAAATGATATTTTCAATCATATCAAGCAGGAACGTGGAGAACTTGGATGCGTTCAGGTTTGTACATATGGAACCGAAGGAACAAAGTCTGCGATTGCGACAGCTTGTCGTGGTTATCGTTCAGCGAGTTTTCAGCACGGAATTGATAATGACGTGGCTCAGTATATGGCAAGTCTAATTCCGCAGGAGAGAGGTTTCCTGTGGTCAATTCACGATGTTGTTTATGGTAATGAGGAAAAGGGACATAAGCCGGTCAAGAGCTTCTTGACTGAAGTAAAGAAGTATCCTGGACTTCTTCGTATTATTGAACAGATTGAGGGATTGATTACACATCGTGGTGTTCACGCTTCAGGCGTAAACTTCTATGATGCAAGTGACCCGTTTGATACGGCTTGTTTTATGAAGGCACCAAAGAAGGATGGTCCTGTAATTACCCAGTTTTCTCTTCACGATGCAGAATATTGCGGCGATGTGAAGTTTGACTTTCTTGTAACAGAAATTCAGGATGTAATTGTTCAGTGTCTTGAAATGTTGGAAGAATATAATGAGGTAGAGCAGGGTTTGACTATCCGTGAACTGTATGATAAATATATTCATCCTGACGTTCTTCCAATAGAAGATGATAAGATGTGGGAAGCTCTCTGGTCTGGTAAGATTTTAAAGTGTTTCCAGTTTGATAGTCAGGTAGGAAGTCAAACTGTAAAAACATTGCGGCCGCATACTCCAAAGGAAATGGCTACTTGTAATAGTATTATGCGACTTATGGCGCAGGAAAAGGGCGGCGAAACTCCAACAGAGAGATATAAAAAGATGAAGGACGATATCTCTCTTTGGTATGCGGAAATGGACAAGTGGCATCTCACACAGGCAGAACAGAAGGCTCTTGAAGAGTATTGTCTTGATTCATACGGAACTCCAGCTCAGCAGGAAGATATGATGAAGATCCTAATGGATGAAAGAATTTGCGGTTTTAGTCTTTCAGAAGCAAATGATGCTCGTAAGATTTGCGCAAAGAAGCAGATGAATCGTATCCCAGAACTTCATCAGAAGATTCTTGATAAGGCAACGAGTAAAAATCTTGGTGAGTATGTTTGGACAGTTATCGTCAATATTCAGCTAGGATATAGTTTTAGTGAAATCCACGCTCTTGCTTATAGTTTTGTAGGACTTCAAACGGTATATCTTGCAACTTATTATGATCCTGTGTATTGGAACACAGCTTGTCTACGAGTAGATGCAGGGTTAGACGAAGATGCAGGAAGTAATTATGGTAAGATTGCGAAAGCGGTGGGAAATATTGTCCATCGTGGGATTCCGCTGTCTCTTATTGATATTAACAAGTCTGGATATATGTATGAACCAGATGTTGAAACTGGTAGTATTCTGTATGGACTGAAAGGTCTAAATGGAGTAAGTGGTAGTGTTATTGAAGAGATTATCGCAAATCGTCCTTATACGAGTCTGCAAGATTTTCAAGAGCGAGTGAAGGTCAAGAAGCCAGTTATTATTGCTCTTATCAAGAGTGGAGCTTTTGATAAGTTCCAGTCTCGTGAGACAAATATGAAGGAGTATATCTGGTCTATTTGTGAGCCGAAGAAGAGAATTACTCTTCAAAACTTCAATGGTCTAATGGAAAGAGGATTGATTCCTGAAGAATTGACTTTTGAAAAGAGATTGTTCATTTTCAATAAGGCTCTGCGAGCGAATTGTAAGTTAGATAATATGTATGTCTTGCCAGATAATTATTATGAGTTCTATGAGCAATTCTTTGATGTAGACTTGACAGAAATATATGATGGACATATCGCAATTGAACAAAATACTTGGAAAAAGCTTTATACAAATGGAATGGATAAAGCGCGTAATTATTTCAAGGCAAACCAGCAGCAATTGTTGGATGAACTGAATGATACGTTATTCAAAGAAATGTGGAATAAATATGCGAGTGGAACTTTAGCAGATTGGGAAATGGATAGTCTTGGTTTTTATTATCACGAACATCCATTAGCAAAACTGGATAAGAAGAGTTATAATATTGTTCCATATAATCAATTGCCTGATGATCCAGTCGTAGAACGTAGTTTCCCACGAAATGGTATTGCCATTCCATTATTCAAGACTTCAAGATTGGTAGGAACGGTTGTTGACAAAACAGATGCGAAATCTTGTATTAGTATCTTGACACCAGAAAGTGGTGTTGTAACTGTCAAGATGAATCGTGATTATTATGCGAAGTATAATCGTCAGATTAGTGAACTGCAATCTGATGGAACCAAGAAGGTAATGGAAAAGGGATGGTTCACACGAGGAACTTTGGTTATGGTAAATGGTTTCAAGCGTTCTGGTATGTTTTTCTGCAAGGCATATCGTCATAATAATAGCCATCAGTTATATAAAATTACTACAATCAACGGCGCAGAAATCGAAGTCACAAATCGCCGTTATGGGGAGGAATATGATGAAAATTAATGGTAAAACTTATCATCTTCCCGCCAAGCGTGAGCGTTTCTATGTAAACGCTCGCGCTCCATATCCAGATTGGATTCAAGCTATGATAGATACAGGTCATATTGAATCTATCAAGTCTGTTGGCGGCATTACAGATTGTCTCACTTATAATATTGGCGCGCACGTAGCGTATCTTTATGAAGAGGATTTCCTAGAGTTTGACCCCGATACGAACACTGTTACAGTAGGGTATTGGCATTGGGATGATCTGTTCGGCCATTTAGAGGATTAGATATGAAACCCGTTATCATTGCAATTATAGGTAAGTCAGCATCGGGCAAGGATTACCTTGCCCGGCTTCTTGCCGATTCACTCTCTGCTAATTTTATTATTAGTGATACTACTCGCCCTCCAAGAGAGCAAGAGACAGATAGAGTTGATTATAACTTTATATCTGCTAAGGACTTTGCTATTGGAATTATCAAGAAGAAATACTTGGAATATACCTCTTTCCGTGGGTGGCGTTATGGAACAAATGTTGATGCGATTCAAGATGGAGTAAATATTGGAGTCTTCAACCTAGAAGGACTACAAAGCCTGCGGCAGTACGAAGATAAGTATATTGTAATCCCAATTTACCTTATGGCTAATTGGAGATTGCGCTTTAGCCGTATGATAAAGAGAGAACACAAGATACGTTTAGAGTTTTTCCGCAGACTATTTGTAGATAATAGAGATTTCAAGAAAAGTGGAGCTGTTCTTAGTGGACATAATGGTGGCTTACTGCCATATGTTGTGCCCTATGATTACGATATTGTCTTAGAAGATGTGCGAAATACAATACAAAAGGCTCAATCCTTATAATTTTTATCTTATAAACTACATCTTGTATAAGTGGCCAAAAAAACACAAGATTTTGTATAAGGAGGGTCTTATGAAAAAAGTAATGAAGCGCAATGGTGATATTGTAGAATATAATCTTGAGAAGATTTCTATTGCTATTGCTGGAGCATTTGAAGATTTAGGACGCGAATTTGACGATACATTTGTTTTAGATGATATTGAAGAAAACATTATGCAGTTACCTGGTGATACTGTTAGTGTTGAATCTATTCAAGATATTGTGCAGCGAGTCCTAATTGAAAATGGATATGTAGAAGAAGCTATTGCTTATATTCGATATAGAACAGAGCATGAGCTTCAGCGTCGAAAGGTGTTGGAGCAGGAAATCGCAGAACGGCTAATGGCTTCTGATGTACAAAATCAAAATGCAAATATAGATGAATATTCTTTTGGCGGCCGCAAAGGAGAAGCTGACGCAGCTTTTATGAAGCGATACGCCCTAGATAATCTAGTATCAAAAATGGCACGAGAGAATCACGAGAATAATGAGATTTACATTCACGACCTCGACTCTTATGCTGTTGGAATGCACAACTGTCTGACGATGCCGTTTGATGATTTACTTGCAAATGGTTTCAATACCCGACAGACTGATGTTCGTCCTGCCAATAGCGTGAATACAGCTTTCCAACTGATTGCTGTACTATTCCAGTTACAGAGCCTACAGCAGTTTGGTGGAGTCGCAGCTAGTCACCTAGATTGGACAATGGTGCCATACGTGCGCAAGAGCTTCTATAAGCACTTTATAGATGGTATTCAGTATGCGGAAGGAATGCAAGATTTCCTACACTTACCTGAACTAATAGATTCATTCAACAATGAAATGAGTATCGAAGACCCTGCTTATAAGGAATTACCAAAAGCATATGAATATGCTAAGGCAATGATTCGTCGTGAGGTTCATCAGGGTGTAGAGGGAATGTATCACAACCTTAAATATTAGGGCGACATAATAGCAATATTATGAACATAGCTGTCTAAACGGGGAAACTCTTAAATAAGACAATCCCGTGCTAAATTTGTATCGTTATATAGATAAGGAGGAAATTCCTTATGTATATAACGATACAATAAATGCCTAACGACTATCTCTATAAAACGGAGAGTAGAGTCAAGCGACTCGAAATGGCAGCCCCCTCATATGAGGGTGAAGATATAGTCTGAACTATATGGTGACATATAGCAGTTCATAAGAGAACGGGCTGAGCATAGCGAACTCAGTTGAACATAATGTAATACTTTACAAAGTAGGTCAGGAAACCAATTGCCATTTACCTCAATCAATTATGGGACTTGTATCCTGCCTGAAGGTAGATTGGTTACAGAAGAATTACTAAACGTTTCTATTGAAGGACTTGGTAAACTCAGAAAGACGAGCATCTTCCCTTGCGGCATCTTCAAGCTAAAGAAGGGCATAAATCGTGCGCCAGGTGACCCCAATTACGATTTATTCCAATTAGCTCTAAAGTCTACTGCTTTAAGACTTTATCCTAATTATGCCAATGTAGATTGGTCTGGTAACGCAGGGTATGATAAGAACGACCCCTGCCAGGAGTTTGCAACTATGGGTAAGCGTAAACTATAGCCCATATAAAACCTCGTGAACCGCGCCCGCGGGTGTCACAATTGTGGCTAACGGTTAGGTCCCCAGTGGATGAGACCGTGCCGAGTTCAATAAAGATTGAAAAGGTGTATCGACTATCCCTGATGAGTGTAAGGGAGTAGGGTTAGAGATAGGCACTAACCCCAAGCGCGAGGCCACTGAAAAGTGGAACATATAGTCAGTGCTAATGGTAACATTAGATGTACACGTGTAGGACAGCCAATGGCTTTGACATTAACGGCTTCGGACAATTAAAAGATGGGCGAGGAAATATCTGCCCTGTCACAATTATTCTTCCAACTTTAGCGATGGAAGCAGACGGAAATGTAGATGCTTTCTTTACTCTCTTGGATAAGAAGATAGAAGAAGCTAAAGATATGCTAATTGAACGTTTTGAATGGATTTGCAGCCAAGACCCACGTTCTGCTACCTTTATGTGGGAGAATGGAACTATGAAGGGCTATATCCCAGAAGAAGGTCCACGTTCAGCTC